CCAGCAATTAACCCGTGAAACGACGCTCAAATTTAACCGCAACGCAAGACAGAACTTTCCCCTATTTTTTGCTCACGCTCACCCTGCTAGGGGGAGCAGGAAAGAGCGGAACGCTCTTTCCCAAAGAAGGGAGAGAACTCTAGTATTACTTCTCGACCTCTGTTCTAAACCTATGTTCCAAAACGCCCGAAAGGGCATAACGCTAGTATAGATGTCAAAATCCCGTGCATACGCATTTACCCTCAACAACTGGAGTGAAGAAGAATTCGAACAAATCAAAACATTAAAATATAAATATATCATTATAGGAGATGAAATTGCCCCAGAGACAGGAACCCCCCACCTGCAAGGTTATGTTCAGTTTAATAGTCCTATTAGTTTTAACACGATTAAGAAAAAGATACCTCGAGCACGCATCAAACCAGCATACGCAAAAGGACACAACAATTTTATATACTGCTCAAAAGAAAAAACCAAATTCGAAGACGGAATTAGACCGAAACCCGGAGAACGCACGGACATTGACCAAATTAAAGAATACGTTCAGGAAACACCAAACGCAAATATGGGGGACATTATTGACAATTACACTACAAATCATCAAACTATTAAATATGCAGAAACTCTTCTAAAATATAAGGAAAAAGGTAGAACCGAAAAACCTAAAGTACTATGGTACCACGGAGAAACAGGTACAGGAAAAACACGTACAGCATACGAAGAACACCCCGATGCATACATAAAAGATAACGAACACAAATGGTTTGAAGGATACGATGCCCACACCACCATAATCATAGACGATATGAGATACGACACATTCAAATACAACCACCTACTAAGAATATTAGACAGATACCCAAACCGCCTGGAATGCAAAGGCGGAAGCAGACAAAACTTAGCACAAACAATTATAATAACTGCCCCGACAAGTCCGGAGGACATGTTTGGGGGCAAAATCACAGAAAATATAGGACAACTAATTCGTAGAATTGATGAAATTAAAATCTTTACATAGTATATATGGCACCCTACAAGAAGTTCTATAAGAAAGCAAAAGGAGCAGTTAAGAAGCGATACACCACCAAAGGTGGCGGAGTAAAACTGAAGCAAGTAGTTAGAGACGTAGCGAGGATACAACGTTCCCTGAATGTAGAGCACAAACACCTTGACTACCGGTTCGGAAGTGCCACGAACGACGGACAGCGACCTACCAAGAACTCACCCATTATCATAGCACTACCAACCCCCGCCAAGGGTACTGCCTACAACCAGCGTATAGGAAACCAAATTAGAATAGTTCATATGACATCAAAATTAGAATTCACCTTCCAGAACAACACCGATTTAGTACAAAGAACAACTGCAAAAGCACAAATCCTATTTGCCAAATCAGCAGACGATATCCCAGACATTACAAAACTCTACGAACTAGACCCCAATGGACACTACACCCCCCTCTCTATGGCGAACACACAAGAATGGAACAAATACAAATGGGTAAAACCTCTAGGAATGATGGTAAAAAACACACAATACACTAACCGATACCCATTAAGCGGAACCAATGCTGTCACACCCAACCCTGAATTATCTATTCACGCCCCCGATTATATGTCAGTAACAACCCCAGCAACCGACCCCCTCAATATTGTAGCGAAATATAAGAGTGCAAGCACGAAGTGCAGCACTCGCATCTCATTCAAAAATAACTCCAACGATGTAGAACAAATGAAACCATACCTACTCCTACGCAGTGACGTAATCGAAGCATCAAGTGGAGCGGACTACGACCCCGTCGTGATCAGCGGAACCATCAGAATGACCTATGTTGATAATTAAATATATATAAGAAAAACTACTTAAAGAATACCCATATAGTATAGTATAGACCTGCACACCCGTCTATCAAAAATTAAACCGCAAAAAGACTCGCAAACAGACCAGCAAACAGACCAGCAAATTACCAGCAAACAGACCAGTAATTTACCAGCAAAAAGACCAGCAATTAACCCGTGAAACGACGCTCAAATTTAACCGCAACGCAAGACAGAACTTTCCCCTATTTTTTGCTCACGCTCACCCTGCTAGGGGGAGCAGGAAAGAGCGGAACGCTCTTTCC